GCTGGCGAATTCGGTGCTGCCACTGCTGGCGAATACGGTGCTGCCACTGCTGGCGAATGCGGTGCTGCCACTGCTGGCGACTGCGGTGCTGCCACTGCTGGCGATGGCGGTGCTGCCACTGCTGGCGATGGCGGTGCTGCCACTGCTGGCAATCGCGGTGCTGCCACTGCTGGCAATCGCGGTGCTGCCACTGCTGGCAATCGCGGTGCTGCCACTGCTGGCAATCGCGGTGCTGCCACTGCTGGCGAATACGGTGCTGCCACTGCTGGCAATCGCGGTGCTGCCACTGCCGGAGACAGCGGTGCTGCCACTGCCGGATACAGAGGTGCTGCCACTGCCGGAAGCTACGGTGCTGCCACTGCCGGAATCTACGGTGCTGCCACTTCTCGCGGCAAATCCGCCGTCGGCGAGAATGGCCTTGCGGTTGCGCGCGGTAACGGAGTGCGCGTTAAGGGCGGCATGGGCGCGGTGCTGGTGCTGGCGGAAGAAAAGGAAGATAGCTTTGATCTGGCGTACTGGAAGGCCGCCGTGGTTGACGGCGAAACGATCAAGGCCGACACCTGGTACAAACTGGAGAACGGCGAGTTTGTGGAGGCGCCGCAAAGCTAACCCCAAAAGATGGCATACAATGTCATATGGTTTTATGTTATCATATATCCGAGGGAACCGGACGCGAAGGCGATCCGGTTTTTTGTATGCGACAAACCCCGACGAAAGGAGGCCGGAGCATGGCGAGGGGTATTTCTGACAAAGACATGATTTTCATCGACGAATACTTGATTGACATGGACGCGAAGAACGCGGCCATCCGCGCGGGCTACAAACCCACCACGGCCGCCAAGGCTTCCGAGTGGATCCGGCGCGACAACCCGACCAAGCCGAGAGTGCGCGAAGAGCTTGACCGCAGGCTCGCGGAGCGCTCCCGAAGATGTGGGGTTACCGCTGACCGCGTGATCGCCGCACTGGCAAAGGTGGCATTCGCGGACATCTCCGATATTATAGATCTCGATTCCGGTGAATTTCTACCGGATGCAGATAAATGCGATACATCGGCCATTGCCAGCGTGAAGGTCAAGCGCACGCTAAACGGTACAGAGCGCGAAATCCGCATGGCAGACCGCAATAAGGCGCTGGAGTTGCTGGGCAAGCACCTGGGAATGTTCGCTGAAAATGCCAAGGGGAACGCCGCTGACCTCTCCAAGATTGACAAACTCATTGCGGAGGTGACCGATGCGGCTAAGTCCTAAGCAGAAGGAATACTGGAACGCTCCGTTCCACCGCTGGAATATCAAGCACGGTGCGACCCGAACGGGCAAGACCTATCTGGATTTTTTTATGATCCCGAGGCGCATTCGCGAGCGCACCGGCAGGGAAGGCCTTGTGGTGCTGATCGGCAATACCAAGGGCACACTCCAGCGCAATGTCATTGATCCAATGATCGAGCTCTACGGCCCGTCCATCGTCTCGTCCATCCGCTCAGACAATACGGCTATGATGTTCGGCGAAAAGGTCTATTGTCTGGGGGCCGACAGCAAAAAGCACGTCGACCGCCTCCGAGGCGCGTCCATCAAGTATTGCTACGGCGACGAGGTCGTCACCTGGAACGAAGAAGTGTTCGAGATGCTCAAGAGCCGCCTGGATAAGGACTATTCCACATTCGACGGCACATGCAACCCCAAGGACCCGGATCACTGGTTCAAAAAATTCATTGATTCCGATGCGGATATATTTGCGCAGTCTTACTGCATTGACGATAACCCATTTCTACCCGATTCCGTTCGAAACGCCCTGAAGCGCGAGCACAGGGGCGTTTTTTATGACCGCTATATCCTGGGCCTGTGGACCGTGGCGGAGGGGCTGGTCTTTCCCTATTTCGCGGAAGGGCCGGAAAACTGGGATTGGCGCCCGCACCCCGACAGACCGCCTGTATTCTCCCGGATCATTATCGGCGTGGACTTTGGCGGCAGCGGTTCCGCCACCCGCTTCTGCGCCACTGGCTTCGTCGGCGGCTGGCGCGAGCTCGTCGTGTTGGATGAATTCGGCATTCCGCTTTCCAACCGCATTGACGCCGACGGCATCGCCGCCGCCTTTGTGCGATTTTATCGAAAGACCATCGAGGATTGGGGCGGCGTGGATTTCGTGTTCGGCGACAGCGCCAGTCCCACCATGATTAATACGCTTGTGTCGGCGGCCCGGTCCGAGGGCCTGCCCTGGCGCAATATTTCCGGCGTGGTCAAAAACGCCGTAGAGGACAGGCCGGTCACCATTGACCGCCTGCTCAACACCGCCCGGCTGAGCATCGCGCCCCACTGCCTGGATACCAAGCGTGCGCTGGCGTCCCTTCGCTGGGACGAAAACGATCCGAGACGGCCCGAGGATAAGAATCTTGGAAATATCAACGACATTTACGATGCATTTTGCTACACGTGGATTACACACAGCAGTTTTATTGACAGGAGGGGAATGACCTATTGATTCCGGCAATCAGAAAAGCCCTGGCGGACATGGGCTATGCGGTTCGAGACGAGCCGTATCGAATCATTGAAAGCTGCGACGACTGGTATCGCGCGCGGCTGACCGACGCGCACAAGCGCATCACCGTCAACGGCTCGCATTATCAGATGGAACGCATGGGTTTCGGCCGCAGAGCGGCGGCGGACGATGCCAACCTCTGCGAGGTCGTTGAAATCAACGCCGGCGGCGATAACAAGCGGCAGTTTGATTTCGTAAACGCCGTGCTGGACGAGAATCGCTTCCGGACGCAGTACCGGCGACAGCTGGAGCTGACCGCAGCCGAGGGCACAACCGCCTGCTATGTATACTTGGAAAATGCGCAAGAGTATTCCGACGGCAGCGTCCGGGGCGGCGAAATCCGCCTAAACTATGTGGACGCCCTGGGCTTCGTTCCGCTGACCGTGGTGAATGGCGACGTGGTCGAGGCGGCGTTCGTCGGGAAAAGCTTTGAAAAAAACGAGGAACGTCACACCCTCGTTGTCTGCCGCATCGAAGAAGGCCGATATCACTACACTGTTCGCGTATTCGATTCCCACGGGGATCTGATTCCGGACAAAAGCCAGGATGTGCCCCTTGGCGAGGTCAAGCCTTTTGCCGTCATGCGCACGGCCCAGGTCAACAGCATCGACGGCATGGACGGCTTTGGCTTCCCCAAGCTGCTCAGCACCATTCCCATTCTGAAGGGCTTGGACGCTGCCTTTACCGCATTTCTGGGCGACCTGGACGCTGCGGAAAAGATCACCCTCATCAACGAAATACTGTGCGGTTTTGACGACACCGGCAAGCCGATTCCGCCGAATGAGCAAATGAAGCGCCGCTTCGTGCTCCTGGGCGAAAAGCTGCCCCAGGACAAGGAGCTTGTGCACGAAATCAACCCCGAAATCCGGGTGGAGGCCTTCCGGGAAACGATTGAGCTACTGCTTAATCTTCTGTCCCAGCAGTTCGGCTACGGGACGAAGCGCTATTCTTTCGACGAATCCACCGGCGCAATCGTGACCGCCACCCAGTACATCGGCGAACGTCAGGATATGCTGCAGGAGCTCAACCGCCAGCGCGACGAAGCCCGGGCATACATCGCGGGTATTGTCCGCGCCGTGCTCTGGTTTGCCAATGCCTACCAAAACGCGGGCTTTGATCTTGACGTCGAAATCCTGACCGAGTTTGACGACAGTTACATCACCAGCAAGGAGGACACACTGCTCTCCATGCGCGAAGATATTCTGTCCGGCATTGGCGGCGTGCACCTGCGCGCGCTGTATCTCAAGATGAAATACAATCTTGACAATGCCGAGGCCGCCAGATGGGCACGTCTGCACGACCCTGACGCTTATGCAGAGCCGGAGGATTAATCATGGCCCTCCATGAAACGCAGCTGGAATTGCTGGGCGAAAGCCTGACGCCCATTTTTCAGGAATTCGAAAGCGCGGTTATCGCCGATATCGTCCGCAGGCTGCGCAAGACCGGAACCCTCACCGAAACCGCCGAGCTCATGGCCCGAGGGCTTCGGCGCAAGGGTTTCGCGCCATCTGAAATCTATGCCCGGGTTATGCGGGCCATCGGTGCGGATAAAGATCTTCAGGCGGTCATTGCGGAGAACACCCTGGCGGCCAAAGCGCTGGTTCAGCAGCAGATTGACGAATTAAACGCCAGAGTTGATCCCGCCATCAAGGCCGCCATGACCGATGCGGGCGAAAGGGCGTTTCACAACGATCTGGAAATTTGGCAGGGCGACCGGCTGCCTGTCAAGGGAACGGCCTTTGACCAGCTGGTTCAGGCCATGCAGGCCCGCACGACGGGCGATGTGCTCAATCTCACCAAAACCACAGGCTTCAGGCTGAACACCGGCCAGCTGGTCTCTTCCGGCGACGCCTATCTTCGGTCCGTAAACCTCGCATTTGTGAAAATCGCCACCGGAGCCTATTCATACGGTCAGGCGATGGAGGAGGCCGTGCGGGAGCTGGCGCGCTCCGGCCTGCGCACGGTGGACTTTGCGTCCGGCCGCAGCTTCCAGCTCGACACAGCCGTTCGCAAGGCGATGCTCACCGCATCCAGCCAGCTCGCCGGGCAGATCACCATGCGCAATGTGGAGGATACCGGCGTGGAGCTGGTGGAGGTCTCCAAACACTGGGGCGCGCGCACCGGCGTCGGCCACGGCAACCATGCCGCCTGGCAGGGCGGAATTTACTGCGTCAACGGAACTGACGGCAAGCATCGCAATCTTGAAGAAGCCACCGGCTATCCGTCAGACCCGAAAGGCCTGTGCGGATACAACTGCAGGCACAGCTTTCACCCCTTCTGGGAGGGCGTGAGCCAGCCCAATCAATGGCCAGATGAACCCGATCCCGTGGAGATTAACGGCAGAATATACACCTACTATCAGGCCACCCAGCAGCAGCGCCGCATGGAACGCGAAATCCGCGCCCTCAAGCGCGAGGCCTTCGCCTTTCAAGCGTCCGGCGATGCGAAAAAAGCGGCCCAGGCAAAGGCACAGGCCCGAACCCTGGAAACTGAATACAATGATTTCTCCAGCGCTGCGGGCATCAGCCCCAAACCCGCCCGCCTGCGGGTGGTAACCGTAAGCATACCCAAGGCAGATTGACCGCGCCCAGTACAGGCGCGGTCTTTGCATACCCTAACCAATGTCTGCCCGGACGTAAAACGGGTGTAAGGAGGATAGACCCATGACCAGAGAACAGCTCATTTCCATGCTGCCCGAGGGTACCGAGAATGCGGTCGTAACCAGCATCCTGGATGCCCTGCACGCAGAAATCAAACCCTTCAAAGATGCGGCCAAGAAGTCTGCAGACGATCTTGCCGCCAAGGTGGCTGAGATTGGCGAGATCAGCAAAAAGGCCGAATCCGCCGAGGAAATGACCCGGAAGCTGACCGAGCTTCAGCAGAAATACGACGCCGACGTGCAGGCGGCCAACGACCGCGCTGCGGCGATTGAGTTTGACACCATGCTCGACGGCATCTTGAGGGAAAAAGGCGCCCGCAGCATCAAGGCCGCCAGGGCGATGCTGGACATCGACAAAATCAAAACCAGCCGCAATCAGAAAAACGACGCTGTGAAGGCCGTGGAAGAGCTCTCCGCGTCCGAGGAAGGCGCGTTTATTTTTGCCGCACAGCCCACCGGAAGGAACACCGGCGTAGGCGCACCCACCGGAACGAATCCCGGCGGCATGACCCGGGAACAAATTGTGGCGATCAAGGACCCTGTGGAGCGCCAGATCGCCATTGCCAACAATATGCACCTGTTCAAGAAAGGAGATTAACCTATGGCAGCACTTACCAATACCACCACCACTGCGCAGATCACCACCGCAGTGCGCGAGATCGACTTCATTTCCCGATTCACCGCAAATATTACCGCCCTGCGCGAGATCATGGGCATCGCGGCCCCTGTGCGCAAGCAGCCCGGCACTAAACTGGTATCCAGCAAGGCCACTGTTACTCTGCAGTCCGGCGCAGTGGCCGAGGGCGACGAGGTACCGCTCTCCCAGGTCAAGATCGACCCCGTCGTCTATGACGATATCGTGCTCGGCAAGTACCGCAAGGCCGTGACTGCTGAGGCTGTGGCCAAGCATGGCGCGACCGTCGCCGTGCAGAAAACCGACGACGCATTCATTCACGAGCTGCAGGGTGCGATTACCGATGATTTCTACGCATTCATTCAGACTGGTACCCTCACCGGCGAGGAGGCTACCTTCCAGATGGCCGTCGCAATGGCCGTCGCCAAGGTCAAGGACAAGTTCAAAAAGATGCGTCTGGATCACAGCAATATCGTCGTGATGGTCAATACCATCGACGCAGGCCGCTACCTCGGCAGCGCCAACATCACCGTACAGACGACCAACGGCATCGAATACGTCAAGGATTTCGTTGGAGTAGAGACCATGATCATCACCTCCGAGATCCCCGAGGGAACCGTCATTGCCACCCCCGCTGATAACCTGGTCATGTACTACATTGACCCCTCCGACGGCGATTTCCAGCAGCTGGGTCTGGAGTACACCACCAGTTACGATGAGGTGTCCCTGATCGGCGTCCATAAGGAGGGCAATTATGGCCGCGTCATGGGCGAAACCCACGCCCTCATGGGCATCAAGATTTTCGCCGACTATATCGACGCGGTTGCCGTTTACTCCATCGCTACCGACTGACAAGCGCTGAACGCGGCTGAAAGGAGGATGCGACATGAAAATCACCTATGACGATTACCTGGCGCTTTTTCCCAATGGCCTGTCCGGGGAGGAGTTTGATTCGCTCCTCCCGCAGGCCGCTGCCTTTGTGGATGTCATCACTGCAGGCCGGGCCGATTCGGCAAGCGGATACAAGGCCGAACGCGCAAAAATGGCCGTCTGCGCCGCTGTTAACGAGCTGGCAGCCCAGAACGCCGCCCGGGGTGCGGACGGGGCGCGAATTTCAGCCGTGTCCAACGACGGCTACAGCGAAAACTACGGCGGCCTGAACACGGCGGAATCCGAGGAAGCTGCGCTCAGGTCGGCTGTCATCCGCTATCTCAGCGGTACAGGGCTGGTGAGCGCGCTATGACCCATCCGCTGTTTGGCGACGTGGTAACGCTTTATCACAAGAAAGATGACCACTATACCCGCCATGTGCTATCCGGCGTGCAATTTCGCCAGAAGGCCGAACGCGCTGCGTATCAAAGAGGGCAGAGCGGTGTGATGGACATCAAAACCGTCACGACCGTCACCGTTCCGTCAGACGTCCCGGCCGCAGGCACGATCAGTGCCTCCGAGGGGGATGTGCTGGTACTTGGCGTCGGACCGGAGCTGACCGCCTCGTTCACCATTGCTGACTTGAAGAAAGCTTTTTCCAGCTATTGCACCGTCCGCGCCGTGGCGGACAATACCCTGCGGCCAAGACTGAAGCATTGGAAGGTGACGGCAGAGTGAGCAATATCGACGGAAGACTGCGGCTTGAAATTTACAGCGTAAAAGACAGCCTCGAAAAGAGGGGCCTTTTGGAAGATGGAACGGCCCAGCGCTTTGTCGACAGCGAAACGCTTCGGCTGTGCGCCCCCCGGGTCCCCTTTGAGACGGGCGAACTGATCCGCTCCGGCACGCGTGAAACCAAGCTCGGCAGCGGACAGGTGATCTACAATACCCCATACGCCCGGCGATGGTACTACGAGCCGGCCAATTTCCACGGCGCACCCATGCGCGGCAATTACTGGTTTGAAAAAATGAAAAACAACGGCGGGAAGGCCTCGATACTTCGCGGGCTTGCAAAGCTCACGGGAGGTAAATCCAAATGACTATATCTGAATCCATTATCCAATGGCTGCGCGGCTATTCCGGCGGCATCGAGGCCAGCGACCGCATCACCGTGGATCAGCTGGGCGCAAACAGCGACACATATGGCGTATTCAAGGCCCCCGGCGACGTGGTGACCCACTACATCGGCGGGGACCGAAGCGTAACCGCCTATTATCTTTTCGTATGCCGCCAGCCCTCCCAGACCAACGGCATGCGCATATCCAACCAGGCATGGATGGAAGGCCTGGAGGCCTGGATACGTGCGCAGAACATCGCCCGAAATCTGCCTGTGCTGGAGGGGAAGCGCAGCTGCTATGCCATAGCCATCGCCAACAGCTACACCCTTCAGGAACAGGACGATGACGGCTCCGTTTATCAATTCTCAATTGAAATAAGCTATACCGAGGAGGTTTAATCAACTATGGGAAAAGTAATCCGCTACGGCCTTGGCGATTATCTCAATACCAAGCCCAAGGAGCAGACCAAGGCTTTTTCTTACATGAACAACGGTTTCACCACCCTGGACGAAAATCCGTCCGCAAAGGTTGAGACCACGCCCTTCGTGGGCGACCGCAGCGCGTCCGGCTCCATTACCGGCTACGAATGCGTGTTCCCGTTCGAATGCCAGCTGGACGATAACGAGGACGTAATCATGTTCATCTACGGCATTTCCAGGAACCAGCTCACCGGAGAGGACGCTGAAACCGACTATGTCCGCGCGGACATCTTCAATGCGGAGGAGGGCGGTAAAACCTGTCCTGCACGCCTGTTCCGCGTGGCGGTCGAGGTGACCAATGTGGCTGGCGAGGGTACGCAGATCGTGAAGATTTCCGGCAATCTGCATCAGGTGGGCGACTTTACCGAAGGCACCTTCGACGTCGAGACGAGAACCTTTACCCCCGCTGCGTCCTGATAGGGGAGGAACGCCATGCGCGCTTATACTGTCAACACCGAACCGGTGAAAATAGCGATTAACGGCCACGACTTTACCCTGCTGAAGCCGGACGCGCTGACGCAGGCGGAGATTGTGCGCTATTTGCAAAAGGCGGGCGGGCTGGAAATCAATTCCTCCGAAAGGGTGCTGGATTTCCTTCACGAAGGCTGCGCGCTGGTGGACTCCGTTCTTGGCGGCGGCGCAGCTCAGGCCATCTTTGGCAATACGCCCGTATCTCTCGCCCCTTTGCTGTCTCTGCTGATGCAGATCGCACAGGACTGCCGCGCGGCATATGTGGCCTATCTCAAAAACGAATACCTGGAGGGCTGAACAATGCAGAAATTCAGCCTTTCAAGCAAGAATAAGGCGCTCCCCGAGGCCTATACGGCTGACGGGAACGCCTTTCCCATTTATACGGATTTCCGGCGCATCCTGCGTATTCTGCGCCTGCTGGGCGATTCCGAAGTACTGGACGAGGACAAGCACATTCTTTTCCTGACGCTGTTCTTCAAAAAGGAAATCCCGCCCGATCCGCAGGCTGCCTTCGAATGGTTCATTCATTGCGGCGAGACGCGCGACGGCAACGGCGAAAAGGATTTTGACTTCGAACAGGACGCCCGCGAGATTTATGCCGGATTCATGCAGCTCTACGGCATTGATCTGATCGAGATAGATATGCATTGGTGGCGTTTTTCCATGCTTTTGGATGGACTTTTTGCAGCGGATACGCCTCTTGCGAACAAGGTGCGGCTCCGCCATATGGACGACAGCAAAGCCAAACAGAAAAACAGCCTTGCCATTGCCAAGCGCAACGCGGCCATTGGCCGCAATCTCAGCCGGGCCGATACTGCGATCGAACAGGAAATAAGAAATCGCCTGAAGGCGGGCAAGCCCATCGGCGATCTGATAGGAGGTGACGCGCATGGCTGATGGAAAACTGATATTTGACACGAGCATAGACACGTCGGGCTTTGATTCCGGCTTGACCAATCTTGGCGCCCGGGCGCAAAACACGACCGGCTCCATCGTCAAGGGCATCATCGGCTCGAACATCGTCCAGAAGGCCGGTTCAGCCGTGCTGGATTTCGCCGCCAATTCCCTCACCGCTGCCAGCGACCTGCAGGAGGTCGAAAACGTCATTCAGGTCACCTTTGGCGACAATGCGCCGTTGATTGATGCTTTTGCTAAAAAAGCGACCAACAGCTTCGGCATGACAGAGACTGCGGCGAAGCGCTATGCCGGAACCTTCGGTTCCATTCTCAAGGCGATGGGCATGACCGACGATCAGACGCTTGAAATGTCCCAAAGCCTTGTAGGTCTGGCGGCTGACCTAGCCTCGTTCTACAACCTGGATTTTGAGACAGCGTACCAAAAGCTGCGCAGCGGCCTTGTGGGCGAGACGGAACCCATGATGGACCTGGGCATTGATCTTCGCGTGGAAACGATGAAGGAGTATGCCGAGTCTCTGGGCCTCGTGTATGACGAGCTGTCCAGCACGGAACAGGCCGCCTTGCGCTACGCGGCGATCATGGACAAGACCGGCGACGTGCAGGGTGATTTCGACCGCACCAGCGGCAGTTTTGCCAATCAAATGAAGATTTTTGAGACCAACATCACCAATCTTCAAACCATGCTGGGTGAAAAGCTTCTCCCCGTGGTAAATGACGTGCTGACGTTCTTCAATAAGCTATTCAATATCGGCGACGAGGGCGAGATCACCGTCACCGACCAACTCACTGACGTCACCGAACAATTCGAAGCCTTCAACACTGCCGCTGAGGCTGCTGCCGCCAATTTTGAAACCACCGAGGCGACCATCGCCGCTCGGGCGGAGCTGGCGGAAACCTACCTGACCACCCTGGAGACGCTGGAAAGTAAGGAAATCAAGACCGACGAGGATATAGCCGCCATCAACAACGCGGTAACCGCCTTGAACACGCTCTATCCCGACCTAAAGGCGACAATGGACCCGGCGACCGGCTCCCTGAACATGAATACCGACGCCATCCGCGCGAATATCGCCGCGCTGCAGGACCTGGCGCTGAACAACCTGTTTTCCGAAAAAAGAGAGGCCGCAGCGGCCCGGTATGCGGAAGCGATTTACAACCTTGCGGCGGCAGAGGCGGCTCTCGCGGAGGCGCAGGCCCCGCTTGCGGAGATTGACCGGAAGATACAGGGTGTCGGCATGGTTTTGCAGCAGCTGGAGGACAGCGGCTATACGGAAATTGATTCCGTGGCCGGCGAGTTTGCCGAGCTGATCCCGGCGTTTGACCAGTATTTTACGGAAAATTTGGACGGCAGTTGGACGGCCATTGACCCGGCGTCGGTGAACGCGTCGGACATCATTACCAGCGCGGAAAGCGCGCTGATTGGCCTGAACGGCGAGCGCGACCTGCTGGTGGAGGGCGTTTCTGACGCCGAAGCGGCTGTGGGCGGCTACAGACAGGCGATTGACAAGGCCCTGGCCGAAATCACTGAAATCGACACGATACAGAGCCAGGTGGCGCAGTCGATGACTGCGGGCGGTGAACAGGCAGCTTCCTCGACGGCCGATGGCGTTGAGGAAAACGCCTCTGAGGTCAGCGATGCGGCAGGCGACATGATGGAGGACGCGGCGGCTCAGAACAAGCTTTCCGACTTCATGGCTGCGGGCGCGGCAGCGGCCTCGGCTTTCGCCAAGGGCCTGAAGAGCGTCAACATGCCGAAATTGAAGGTGTCTTCTTCTGTGGGCGGAACCAACAATATCGACGGCTCCCACGCATCCGGCCTGAATTACGTGCCTTACAACGACTATGTAGCCCGCCTGCATGTGGGCGAGGCAGTGTTGACCGCTTCCGAGGCCCGGGCATGGCGCAGCGGCGAAGGCGCATCCGGCGGCGAGCCTGCACCGGCGTATACCGCGCCGCACGTCACTGAAATCAACCTGGACGGCCACCGCATCGCAGAAATCCAGGGCTACAGCAACAGTGTGCAGATTGCGCTTGATAATCAAAGAATCGCGAGAGGAGTGGGCAGCAGATGAAAGCCATAGGCGGCGAAAATGTTTGGTTTTCCTTCAAGGGACGTCGGAATACCGATCCTAACCTGGACGCACGCATGTTGTCCATGCCCACGCGCCCGCATCCCGCCCGCAAGGGCAAGCATCCCGAAATTCCTGCCCGTGATGATGATCTGTGGATGGACGAAGGCGGCTACAAACGCATCAGCGTGCCTGTGCAGCTGCTGGCGCCCGACAACGACAATATCGACGAAATCAACGCCTGGCTCAGCGGCGCCGGTGATCTGATCTTTGGGGATGAGCCCGACCGGGCATACCATGCGCGAATCACCGAAGAATTCAGCCGCAGCAACCGCGCCCAGCGCCTGCGCGGGCAGGAATTCACCGTTACTTTCGACTGCGAACCCTGCCGATACAGCGCTGCGCCTGAGAACGACGTGATTAACGTGCTGGCGTCAGGCGAAAAGATCACCAATCCCGGTACGGAGGCAGCGCTTCCGCTGCTCAAGGTCAATGGCAGCGCCGCCGGTACACTGATGATCGGCCAAAACACGCTGCTGTTCTCCGCCTTTCCCGCGTCCATTTATGTGGACTGCTCCGCGAAGATAGCCTTCACCGGCGAAGATACGCCCACCGATCCCATGCTCCTTGCGACGCAGTACGTCACCGGCGAGTGGATCAGCATTGACCCGGGCGAGAACTTTGTCAGCTTCACCGGGGGGATCACGTCCGTCACCATCGTTCCGCGCTGGCGCTGGATTTAGGAGGCGAATCGTGTCTTACGCATACGTATATGATAAAAACTGCCGGGATTTTGATAATTTCGGCCTGGTGGGCGCGTTGCTGGCCTATGACGGCGTTTTCAAAGAAGTCGCCAACGGCATGTCGGAAATTTCCTTCAAACATCCACTGGACGAGCATGGACGCTATACGGCGCTGGAAGTGGGAAACCTGATTTCCGTCAGCGTGCCCGTGCGCACCACACCCGAGATTCGCGACGGCGAGATTGTGACCACGGTTGAAAAATGGTCTGTATCCGCCACGGCCACCCGGGCGCAGCGCACCATATACCGCTACGCTTCCGGCGGCGGTGCGCTGCGGGTTCTTCCGGTCGGGCTCACTCTTACTGTGGTGGGCAAATATGCCGAGGACGGCCTATACAAAGTAAAAAGCGCCTACGGCTCCGGCTGGATGTATCCGGAAGGCCTGAAGTTTGAACAGGAACAGGTCATCGCGGACAATAGCCAGAGCATTGAGAGCGTGGAGCCCGCGTGGACCATCAAGCCGCAGATCTTCCGCATTTACAGTGTGGAGAAGGAGATCGACCATGTGAACGTGGCCGCACGACACATCAGCTACGACCTGCTCTACAACCTGACCACCTACAAAAATATCGTGGCATGCAGCTGCCGCGATGCACTGAATGGAATCATGGGCGGTTGCATCGCCCCTCATGACTTTTCGGCCTATACCAACATGGTCAACACCCGCACCTACGTGGATTGGACGCGGGTCAATCCCATTTCCGCACTGCTTGATCCCGAAACCGGGCTCACCGCCCTTTACGGCGCTGCTTTGGTTCGCGATAACTGGGATCTGTACATCCTGCACGACCCCGGCCTGAATCGCGGCGTGACGGTTGAGTACGGGAAAAATATGACCGGAATCAAGTACAGCGAGGACTATGAGGGCATCGTGACGCGCATTGTGCCGGTTGGCGAAACCCAGGACGGCGAGCCGCTTTTGCTGTACGGGGAAACGCCCTGGATCGACAGTCCGAGGATCGGCGATTACCCCATTATCTACGCACAGGAACTCAAGTGCGAGGATTGCAAGATCGACGCCGAAAGCGGTGTGACGGCGGCCATAGCCTGGGCAAGGATGACTGAACAGGCGCAGGCTGTTTTTGACGGCGGCGGCGACCTTCCGAGCGTGGGAATGTCGGTTGATTTCATCAACCTTGGAGACACCGAAGAATACAAACAGTACAAAAATCTTGAACGCCTGTTCCTGTGGGACTACGCCACCGAACGGCACGGACGTCAAAATATTGACGTCACCGCCCGGGTCGTGGCCATTGAATGGGACTTTACCATTGACCGGATGATTAAGATGGAGCTTGGCTCCGTCGGCAAAACCCTGGCCAACAGCGGAATCACCACCTGGCAGATTCCGGACGGCTTTTCTGGCAGCAAGATTGCCAATCAGACCGTCGGCAACGCAGCCTTGAAGGACGCGATCATCGCCGCCAGACATCTGCAGGCCGATTCCATCAACACAAAGGCGCTGCAGGCTGAAAGTGTTACCGCCGAAAAGCTGGCGGCGGGTGCAATCACCGCCGACAAGATCGACACCGGCACACTCAATGCCGCAGCGCTCAACGCCGTGACCGCAAAAGTCGAATCCCTCACCGCGTCCGACATCGAAACGGACCGTCTCGCTGCGGCCTTGGCTGCATTCACGGTCATCACTGCCGGAACTGCGGAGTTTGACCGGGCAACGATTCAGCACCTGGTAGCGCAGGCCCTGAACCTGTCCTTCGGTACGGCTGATGAGGTTTTCATCGAGAACCTGCGCGTAGCATACGGCCAGATGGTACAGGCGACCATTGGAAATCTGGTCATCAAGGCTTCTGACGGCAAATATTACCGCATCGATGTAACGTCCGGCGGCAACGTGACCGCTACGCCGGTCAGCGTTTCCGAGGACGAAATTGATGCAGGGCAGACGGATGACGGCCGCGTGATTGTGGAGACGAATATCACTGCCGAAAGTCTGAACACGTCGAATCTGCTGGCGACCTATGCGCTGATCAACCGCATTGACGCCGCGAGGATTGATGTGGATGAACTCTTCGCCCGGGAAGCATTTATTGCAAAGTTAACCACGTCCGCGATCTACAACGACACCAGCCTGCAGATGGTCATCGGCAAATATGGCGATCTGTCCAAGTGGTTCAACTTTGACGATGAGGACGGCTTCACAATCACCAAGCCTGCCTGGACCGACAAGGACGGCGTATATCACGCAGAATCCATCTGGAAGTTCCGGGCAACCGAAACCGGCATTCAGATCATCCGCACAGACATGCCTGGTGAACCGATTCTTTCGGCAGAACGTGAGCGCGTGAACACGCCCAGTTTGCAAATCGGCGATATGCTCTGCAAAAAGACAGCCACGGGCGGCTGGGTCTGGACGGACGCATAGCGAGGTGACACTTTTGGTAATTGGATGTTCAATCAACAAAAACCCCATCGGCTGGGGCGATGGCTTTGACCTGAGCGTAAGCTTTAGACTGGAGGCGAGCGAGGCCATTGCCGCCGCCCGGGGCGGATGGGCAAAAATCAGTCTCATTCCCAACAACGGGGACGGATCCGCGGGGAAGTTCAACATAGTAAGCTCTGAAAATGTAAGTCTGTCCGCCGGAAGAATCTACAGTTTTAATTTCTCTGCCAATGTTCTCGAGAAAATGGATGTGGATCCGGAAAGTGGCCTGTCCTATGACGAAATCTTCCGACAGAGCGCTGACGTCAACTCCGGCCGAATCTTCCCGATTTTGCTGGAAGTCCGCGTCGGCGAAACTCTGACCGGAAGGGAATATTCCACGCAGCAGGGCAGCGTGAGCGATTTTCTATACCGCCGTATCGCACCGGTAATCTCCGGCGTGCGCTTTGCAGACAAGAATCCCGTCGATCCTTATGGGAAATACGACGGGTATGTATTGGGCGGCCAGTCTATTCCGGAAATTACCGGTATTGTGCAGCTTGATCCGCTGGATCCGAACCTGACGGCCAAACACAAGATCGAAATACTGACCATTGCGGAACCGGGAAGCACCGGTGCGGACCGCGAATTGATAGTTGATGCATCGGCTGGTCTTGCAGAAACTCTGCGCCCGGTACTGCCGGAACGTGTAGGGTACTCTGATGCGAATATAAACAGCGAATGCGATTGTCGATATACCGTCACCGACAGCGCCGGCAACAGCGCTGTGTGGACTGAACACATCCGATTGTACAACTACGATACGCCCCGGTTGGTTAACCTTGCCGGGTTCCCTGTGGCAGAGCGCTATATTGAGAGAGTGGGGGATGACGGCGCGGTCAGCTATCCAACCTCCGAGGACGGCGAGCAGCTGCGCGTGAGCTATGCGCTGACCGTATCGGCCATCGGCTCGACCATTCGAAATAACTGGATAATGGACGTGCGCTACGGCATCGACGGTGCGGAGAATTATACCGAAATCGCGGCAGCAAGGAACGGCAGCGACCTGGACAGCGGCGACCGGGCGCAGGACAGAACATTGCTGGAAGGCATGATCTTCCCGGCGTCGTCCAGATGGTTTGTGACCCTGATTGTTACCGATGATCTGGGCAACCGCGTACAGCTGACAGGATATACCAACAAGGCCGGAGGCTACGCCAACATCGAAAAGCATGGCGCGGCTATAGGCATGCGTACCACAGCCACTGCGGATCACAAGAAATTTGAGGTCGCCCGGGGATATGAGTCCATCTTCTACGGCGGCATTCGCGGCGTCAACATTTTGACGTCAGAGGAAGTTGACACGGGCGGCAGATGGCTCAACGGAAAGACCGTCTACGCGAAAACGCTGGTATACACCGGCGCGGCGGGTGGCACCACTTACTCACTGGAACTTCCCGAGGGCGTGGAAAGCGTGTGGCTGGACGCCGCCAACAGCTTCCACGACAATTACAACGGCACTGTTTACGGCCCAAACGCCGTGGTCAATGGAGCAGCCGTATTCCTGATCCTGCTCAGCGCTTCGGGAGCCGTGTTCAGAACCGCGCTGAGCACCGGCGGCGATTTTTACATCAGAATATTCTACACAAAGACCAGCGACGCGCCCGAGGACATAAGTTCAATCGCTCTGTACGACGCGGACGGCCTGACGGTGCAGGACGCAGACGGCAAGACTGTCGTCATGAACATGACCTATACGTCGAGATACACGGGCGCAGAGATTGACGCGGGCATTGAAAAGGCGCTGGGTCTCAGCATTGCAGATGGTACCAAGGCCGGGCTTGTGCGCGTCGGTGATAATCTGGATATCACCGCTGACGGTCTGCTGAGCGTGCTCACAGCCGACGACGCGGAAGAGGACAACACTAGGCCGATCACATCGGCGGCAGTTAATACCATCGTCGGCAACATCGATGTACTACTCGGAACGATTTAAGGAGCGTGAATAAATGAGCATTGCATCCCAGATTTCAAGAATCCAAACCGACAGAAACACCATCCGTGCCAAACTTGTGCAGCTTGGTCTGGCAGTCAGCACGGCGACATTGGACCAGTGCGCTGCGGCAATTGAAAACATCGTCAACAACGGTGCGATCAATGCCTCCATCCGTGAAGGCGAAACCTACACCATCCCGGCAGGCTATCACAACGGTGCGGGCGTCATCGCGGGCGTTGCCGGCGGCGGAAACTATACCTTGCAGGAAAAAACCGTAACGCCCACCAAAAAGCAGCAGGCGGTCACCTCCGATTCCGGCTACTACGGCCTCTCTGGCGTGACGGTTGAACCGATCCCGGAGATTTATCAGGACGTATCCGCAACCACGCTCGCTGTCGGAGAAGCGCTCACTGGAAAGATTTTTGTACTGGCTGACGGCACTGTTGCCACGGGTACGATGCCGAACAATGGCGCTGTGACGAAGAAGCTGGACGCTTCGACCGTCAAGTACACCATCGCGGCAGGTTTTCACAGCGGCACGGGTACGGTGACCATCACCCTTGAAGAAAAGAGCGTCACGCCCAGCAAGAGCGCACAGACTATCACGCCCACCAGCGGCAAGGTTCTATCCAAGGTCACCGTTGCAGCCATTCCGGCAGCCTATCAGGATGTTACTTCCGTTACGGCGGGTGCTGCGGATGTACTGGATGGCGAGATAATCGTTGATGCCGAAGGTAGAGAAATCGAAGGTACGATGCCCAACAACGGTAAGGTCGAAGCTGAGATCGACGGATTAACCACGCTGACTTATACCATCCCGGAAGGCTATCACAACGGTACCGGCACAGTAACGCTCACGGACGATATTGAAACCGCGCTTGCGGCGATATAAGGGGGGTGCGCTTATGAGCATACCCTCCCAGGTATCCCGCATTAACGGCGCAGTATCGTCGCAGGCCGCATTGATCGTACAGATCGCCGAGCGCCTTGTGGAGCTTGGCTATACATACACCGCGCCTGCGGATGCGGGAACACCCCTCGAGATTAACACGCCGAGACTTCGGGCGATCCTCGCCGCACTGGAGTCTAAACCTGCGTATGCAACATTTATCGACAGCAACGGTCTCGTCTTTATGACTGCCGATGGCAAGACCTTTATGGTAAAGGAGGGATGAACGTGGCAGAATATAAATCGCAATACACGGGCGAGCAGATTGACGCGGGCATTAACGCCGCGAATAATGCAGCTGCAAAAAACGCGCTGCATTCCCTGCTTATCCCTATTCTGCGTGCAGGAATTTTTGAGGATAATCAGGCTGACAATATCCGAGCGCTGGAACAATACCTATATACAGGCGCAGCAATTCCGGCTGAGAGCATCGCATTGTCAGAAGACTTCATCAACATTTCTGCGGGTTTATCAAAAACTCTTACGGCAACAGTGCAGCCCCCGAACACCACTGACGTGGTGACATGGAGTTCTTCGAACGAAAACGTTGCAACGGTACAGGGCGGCGTTATCACGCCCGTAGGCGATGGCATTTGCGAGATTTCGGCACAGGCTGGTGAACATACTGTTGTGTGTCATGCGAACGTTCGCATGAAAAATATCATCATCAACGATGGGGCTGGCGCTGCAGTTGGCATGGTTGACAGAAAACCGACCGCTGACCAATACAGCAGGATTGCATACGTCGCTGAATCGCCAACCAGAGCGGTTCTAAATCCTCTTGCGTATTACATTACGCCAGGTAAGAACTACAAGATATGGCTTACGGATACTTCAGATTATTATCTTGGTTATTATTTACTCGCGCAAGACGGCACGCGGCTAGACTTTAACTACACAAACGGCATCTCTAAGGTATTTTACATGGACTTTGAGGAGACGCTCGATGCCGGTTGGCAGTACAATGGTATGCCCGCAGAATTTACGGCCGGAGATACGACAAATCTGATCGCACCGATATTCTGCAGGAAAGACAATGCGGCGATCACTGAAGACGATCTTGATATCTTGAGGAGAATTGCGATGATAGAGGAGGTGCGGACATGATATTTAACGGCAACGGAGAACAATTGTCCGCCTTTGGCGCAGAAAAGCTTGATCTTATGCGCAGCATCATCGTTGAGCATGGCAGGCTGCACAACTCCAGCTATGTGTTTGCGCGAATCCCGTATGTCACATACGGTGGGCGGTCTGTGCGCCCGAAGGTTAGGCTGACATCCGTTGATGGTTCCATTGATGGGCTCAAGTATTCTACCCTTGATTATGCACGACGAGAGAATACGGTGTTTGCGATGACTGCGGGCCTTTTTAACGTGGCGACCTCAATACCGCTTGGGCAGACAATCATTGACGGCGTGTCGATTGTAAACGAGAAGCATCCGCAGGGCGCGAACGGTGAGACGATCAGCGACACGGAGTGTTATCCTTTGTGCGTAGATAGTGACGGTATTCTTTCCGCATCATACCCGAATACCGTTGACACGGCAACGATGATCGCGGACGGCATTGTTCAAGCTTGCTCCGGTTGGATTCGGTTGGTAGAAAATTATGCGGTCGATACGGCGGAAATCGCAACGGAACTCGTCCACCCGTACAAGTATGTTAAGACGGCTATTGGTCAGTTCGAAAATGGCGACTATGCGGCTTTCACTTGTGCGTGGACGGGATATGAGATCGAATCTCCGAACGATGGCATGACATATACCGAGGTTGCGCAATTTTTTGTTGATAGAGGTGCAAAGTTTGCCTATGCCCTTGACGGTGGCGGAAGTGCGCAGATGGTTCTTGGAAAGAATCAGCTTAACCCGATATACGAGGGAACGACAGGCAGACGCATTCCGGCAGTTATTGTTTTTGAGACGGTTTAATACCAAGGCCACACCCACTCGGTGTGGCTTTCGCATTGCGACAAACGAAAGGAGACATACATCATGGCAGTAAAGATCGGACACGCTTCTATCTCTGAAAAAGGCACGAAATACGGCAAGGTGGGCGACCAGACCGGTCGGGAGGTCGCCACCCGCAGCTGGTACGACAAGGGTTGGGACTGCGTGCTGCGCCCGGTATCGCCCTACGTGGCGGACGCATCCGCGAAGTATGTGGAGGAGGCCTGCGCAAACAACAACGTCGGCTACGACCAGGGCAGCAGCACCACCACCGGCCGCAACAGCCTGCGCACCCGTTCTATTGAAGTGGGCTGGAGCGTCAAAAAGATCACTACGCCCTGCAACTGCGACTGTTCCTCCCTCATGGCGGCGGCAGCCGAGGCGGCGAGCGTGAACATCTACCCCCAGTACAATAAGGGCAATGCCCCGGCCACCAGCACCATGCGCGCGAAATTCAAGGCGACGGGTGAATATAAGGTGCTAACCGATAAGAAGTACACCGACAGCGACAAATACCTCATGCGCGGCGACATTCTGCTGCGTGCAGGTAGCCACACGGCTATGGTGCTGACCAACGGCACGCTGGCGGGCGCCGCAGAGATCGCCCCCGAAAACATCAAGCTGGGCATGCGCATCCTGAAGAACGGCCACAGTGGCGACGATGTGCAGGAGCTGCAGAAGCTGCTGATTCAGCTGGCGAAGGAGACCGGCGACGACGGCTATCTTGTGGGCAGCTGGGGCGCGGACGGCGATTTCGGCGACGCCACCGAGCTGGCCGTGCGCTATTTCCAGAAAAAGGCAGGCGTGGGAGTGGACGGCCAGGTTGGTCCGATCACCCTCAATGCGCTGTACGCCGCCCTGGACGCGAATCCCGATAGTGAGGACGATCCCAAGGCGCAGAGCGTGCGCATCGTGGACGGCAACTGCTGGGTTCGTGCAGAGCCGAAGGTTTCCGACGGCAACGAATTGGGCGTAGCAAAGAAAGGCGCGGTTCTCAAGTACCTGGGCGAGACCGCCGAAAACGGCTGGCGCAAGGTGGAGTTTGAGGGCAGGGAAGGCTGGGTGTCCCCGAAGTACAGCAGGCTGGAGGGCTGATCGACATGCATCTTTCGGATATCGTCGTGCTCATCGGAGAGATCGGCGTGCTACTGGGCGTAATAATCCCGGTGATCGTCTGGATTCGCAAAATCGCAAATGGCCAGCGCTGCCAGCTGCGCAGTGAAATGCTGCGCATCTACTACCATAACCGGGAAAGGGAACGCATCCGCCAGTACGAGTATGAGAATTTCGTTATGCTCTACGAAGCATACAAGGCCCTGAAGGGCAATTCTTTCATGGACAAGATCTATGGCGAAGTTAAAGATTGGGAGGTGGTGAGCTGATGACCCGAGGAACCACGCCTGTCCATCGCTTCAAGCTGCCGATGGACCCGGAAATGATCCAGACGATGCGCGTCATCTACGCGCAGAACGACAGTGTCGTGCTCGTTAAGACCAAGGGCGATTTCAAGTTTGAGAATGGGTGGGCGGTGACCACACTGAGCCAGGAAGAAACGTTCCTCTTCGATGCGAGCCAGCTGGCGGACGTCCAGATCCGTATCCTCACCACCGGCGGCGAAGCGCCCGCCAGCAGGATCAGACGCGTTCCTGTCGGTCGCCTGCTGGAAGATGAGGTGATGGTATGAACTTCGAACTTGAATTCGAAGAGCTTGACCAGAGCTTCGACATAGGGTTCGAGGAGCTGCATAACGTCTCCGACGGCGGATACGAGAGGGGGTATGCAGCGGGGTACGAGGAAGGATCGAAGGAACATGTGGAGAATATCCAAAGGCTTTTTGATAAGACGATAACTGAGTTCCGCTACTCCGGCCTGACTGCGCTGCCCGATTACGGATTCTACCAATGCTCGAAGCTGGCGACCGTCTTTCTGCCGGAAGTGACGAGAATCGGAAGGAACGCATTTACTCAATGCGCAGCGCTGCCGAGGGTGGAGCTGCCGAAGCTTACCACCATTGGCAACGATGCTTTTTCATATTGCTCGAACCTTCAATACGCAGACCTGGGACAGGTGACGTCTCTTTCGTCGTGGACGTTTACGAGCTGTACTAAATTGAGTACTTTGATTCTGCGACGAACCACGCTTGTCGCACTCCCGCAAGCGAACGCATTCAGCAGCAGCGCCATTGCCAATGGTACGGGCTACATATACGTTGCTGATGCCCTTGTCGACCAGTACAAGGCCGCTGCCGGCTGGGCAGCATTCGCAAGCCAGATCAAACCCATCAGCGAACTGCCTGAATAAGAAAGGAGAAATACTATGGATATCAAAAATGCACTCGTTAATCTTCTGAAGGTAAAGACCATCGTGACCCTGATCGTCATCCTCGTATTCGCAGTGCTTGCACTGCGGGGCGACATCACCAGCGACAATGTGCTGATGATTACCACTGCTGTGATTTCCTTCTACTTCGGCACCCAGCACGAAAAGAAGGCCGCCGGCAACGACGTCAAGGTGGAAGTGACCACCACGGAGGAACAGTAAAAAGACCGGAGAAGGGGCCAGCAAGGCCGAAATCGTGCAGTTTGCCGATCTGGTGCAAAAGCGCATGGATGTGGACGAGATTCGCGAGCTTGTGCGCCGCACACCGGGAATCGAGCCGCAGGAGCGCAGGATCGTATTTCTGCGGCTCACCTCGCTGAAGTATGACGCGGACATTGCCGCCGCCGAAGGCGTGCATTATAGCAGGACCAGCGTGTCGAGGCACCTGTCCGAGGCCATGCCCAAGGTAATCAACCGATACAATCTCGACCAGATGAAGGCCGGAGCGTAATGCTCCGGCCTGTTTTTTTATGCCCATTTCTATTCTGCACACATTCTACACACCTTTGCACGCACCGCAGTCACCGGAAAACGCGGAATTTGAGAAAATCAATACACAAGGAACCGCAGTGATGCGCCGCCTGAAAACGACGGAAACGGAGGCGATTCGATATGTATAACAACCCTTATTACCCACAGTACCAGCCCCAGGGGTCGGCGTACCAGCGTCCGACATACCAGCCGCAGCAGATGTACCAGGCCGTACCCCAGGACAACGCGCCCCAGGTGCGATTCGTGGCCAATCGAGAGGAAGCCTACGCTTCGACCGTATTGCCCGGCATGCCCTGCATCCTGGTCAACCGCGCCGCCGGCGAGATCTATTTCAAGGCCGTCGACGCGCAGACCGGCGTTCCGGTGTTTGAGGATTACGTCAGAAAGCAGCCGGAACAGTCCCAGCCTGCACAGTACGCCACGTTGGAGGCTGTGAGCGCGGCTTTGAGGGAGCTTGAACAAAGAGTCGACCAGAAGATCAGCGCCATTGCAGCGCCCCGACAGGCTTCCAGAAAGGCGGTGAGTGCGGATGAATAACGCACCTATGAACCCAATGCAGCTGATCCAGATGCTTCAGTGCGGCGCGAATCCGCAGCAGCTTATGAACCAGATGATCCGGCAGCACCCGGCATTCCGACAGGCGGCGCAGTTCATGAACGGCAAGACGCCGCAGCAGATTCAATCCGAGGTGCGGAAGATGGCCGCACAGCGCGGCATTGACCTTAACCAGTTCACCAAGCAGCTCGGTATCAAACTTTGATTCTTTCGGTGACTGCAGCATCGTTTGAATATATCTCACAAACAAAAGGAGGCTTTTATTATGGCAGAAAACAACGATTTTGCAATGGGTTATGCGCTTGGCCAGGATTCCGGCGGCAACTCCAATAATGACGGTGGTTTCGGTTTCGGCGGCGGCTGGGGCGGTCTGCTCGGCCTGATTGTCGTTGCCAGCCTGTTTGGCTGGGGCGGCATGGGCGGTATGGGCGGCTTCGGTTGGGGCGGCGGTGCTGGCCTTCAGGGCATGGCAACCCGTGCTGACATCAACGAAGGTTTTGCCCTCAACAACATCACCAGCGGCATTACGGGCCTTGCCAACGGCCTGTGTGACGGCTTCCATAATCAGACCGTCGGCATGATGAATGGCTTTAACGGCGTGCAGAACGCCATCAACGGCATCGGCCACCAGATTTCCGACTGCTGCTGCCAGACCGGCAGAGCCATTGACGGCGTGAACTACAACCTCGCCACGCAGTTTGCCGCACTGAATAACAACCTCTGCGGCATCAGCCGGGATATCATCGACAACCAGAATGCCAACACCCGCAGCATCATGGACTTCCTTGTCAACGACAAGATTGCCACCCTCACTGCGGAGAATCAGTCCCTGAAGTTTGCGGCATCTCAGGCCAACCAGAACGCCTTTATTACCGCAAATCAGGAAGCCCAGACCGCAGAGATTATCCGCAGACTGGGTCGTGATTGTCCCGTACCGGCCTACGTTGTCCCGAATCCCAATTGCTGCTACGGCAATCCCGCCGGCGTAGGCTATGGCTACGGTAACAACGGCTGCGGCTGCGGTTGCGGCTGATGCATCGGCCCATAGGGCTTGAACATTTCGGGCGGCGGGTTATCCCGTCGCCCTGAGTAAGGAGGAATGAATATGTCATGCAATAATGTATGCAGGCTCTGTGACCGCTTTGTGATTTCGCAAACTGTAACCTTTGCAGCGGGGCAGCTGGAGATCAATCTCCCAGCCGGAAGCTATGCAGATGGGTGCAAATACTGCATCGTAATCGCGCAGACGATCCCTGCGGCAACTACGATCACTGCGCCTGTCGTTATCACCATCGGCGATGGTACGGAAGAGTACCCGTTGACCCGCTGTGACTGCTCTCAGGTGCTTGCAAGCGGACTGAGAACTCGCACACGCTATGCGGTGGTCGTTTCCACGAATGCCACTGGCGGCACGTTTAAGATGCTGGGCAAACCCTGCTGTAGCCCTGTAAACCGCTTGGCTGCGATTGACGGCACTGCTCCGGCTGCGGAAGGAGGTGCATAATATGGCAATGAATCCTGGAATGAAAATGCTAATGATGGATCGCATGCGGCAGCCCGAAAACAACCGTAGCGAGTACGGCGGCGGAAACCGCAGGATGATCGGCTATGACCGCGATATGAATGGTCAGGCAACCACATCCAATTACGATAGCACGCCCCACATGGGCGGCTACGAGCACGGCATGCCCCACATGGGCGGCTATGGCATGTGGCCCGAATCCAGACGGCGCAGGGATAGCCGTGGGCGCTACATGACGGGCGGCATGGACTATGATGATGACGAAAGCCAGTCCTATTCCCCGCAGATGCGGGGTGGCGGCAGCAAATATGGCTTTGGTGATGTCTATGCCAGCATCCAGGCTCCCGGTGCCATGAACCGCCCCGGCATGATTGGCGGCATGGAAAACGATATGTCCGCCTCGGTGGATGAACACACCGCGAAAAAGTGGGTGCGCAAAATGGATGGGGGAGAACACTTCCAGCCGGAGCAGATCGAACCGCTGCGCCAGACTATGTGCCCGGACTGCTCGAAGTGGGAATGGTATACCGCAATGAACGCTATGTATTCCGACCATTGCGAGACGGCGAAAAAGCTGGGCATGGATAAACCTGACTTTTACGCCCATCTGGCGAAGGACTTCCTGATGGATTCTGACGCCAAGCCGCATAAGCTCAGACGGTACATGGAACACATCGCAAAATAAAGAAAGGGCCAGGTTATTCCCGGCCCTGAAACATAGAATTAAGAGGTAGCGTCAAGAAAACAATGAATTCTTCTCTTGACGCTACCTCTATTATTTTCCAAGCTTTGGATATATAGAAAGCGTGAGGTAATCGGCGGGATTTTCGTTGCGCATGCATTTATGCGTCTTGGTATATTCGGCATGCGAGATCACAGAGCGCAGAAGCTCATTTTTCTTTTGAATATCATGCGTATCAGGGTACGATTCGAGCACATGACGGATCTGCGGCAGCTGGGCGCGAATGATATCTTCGGTGCTAGGTGCTGATTTTGTGGCATCAATCTGCTCCTGAAGCACCTGCATGCGCTCGTCAAGCTCGCTGCGCCTGCGAACAAAGTCAGCCGGCGAATAAATGCCCTGTTCGACCAGGTCGTGCAGGCGTTCCATCTGTTTGTGCAAGGTGGCAAGCTGGCGCTCGTATGCCTTTGCCGGACCATCATCCACGGGCGCGGCGGCAGGATCGGGCGGCGCGGAATAGCGTGCGTTCCAATCTTCGAGGGCTTCCAGAAGTGCCTTTTCTACGGTGCTTATATAAATTCCCGTGGTGGGACACCCCAGCGTCTTGCATGTGATCATATCGGGACGTCCGTTTGAATCGCGACGAAGCATAGTGCGCCCACAGATAGAGCAGCGGATCAGTCCGCAGAGCACATTCTTGACGGGCGCATCGGTATTCTTCGGGAGTTTGGCGTGAGATTTGAACATAGATTCCACCTTGTTCCAGAGATCACGGTCGATGATGGCGGGATGCGCGTTTTCAACGACAATCGGATTGTCGTTGACGGGGCGGCTCTCCGTGCGCACGCCGCCGGAAACCTGTACGCGCCTGACACGCTTCGCCCAGCTGACTTCGCCAATATAGGCGCGATTTTTCAGCATGGTGCGCACGCGATTTCCGTCAAACGCGCAGCCGAGATCTGTACGCAGGCCCATCGCATTGAGCCGCTTGGCGATGCCGTCCGCGCTCAGGGTCGCGCCATTTTCGCCGTTCGCGTACCAACGAAAGACCTGACGCACGATTTCGGCCTTTTCGGGGTCAGGCTCCAGTGTCCAGCCGGCGCGATCCTTGCGCTTGACACGATTGTAGCCGTAGACGGTGCGGCTTCCGAGGTAGTTTCCTTCAGACGCAGAGCGCATGCGGCCGGTTTGCAGGCGGCGCTTGGTGATCTTGTATTCGAATCGCGCCATAAACAGGTTGAAGTCGAAAAAATCCTCATCGGCGACATTGGAAGGGTCGTAGGTCTTGAACGGCGTGATGATTAGCGTTCCGGTGGAATAGAACGCCTGTTTAATCACGCCCTGGTCGATACTATCGCCGCGGGCGAGACGGTCCACGTCGTTGACGAATACGCCCGCACAGCGTCCGCTCTCCACCTCTGCCAGAAGCTTTTGCATCTCCGGACGGCTGGCGATGGTGTCGCCGGATACAATTTCTTCGTAGACGTGCGCGACGGGCTTGCCAATGCGCTGAGAGAGCTCGGTGAGGGCGCGGCGGTGACGGGCAAGGGTTTCGCCTTCGCCGCGAGCCTCAGCCTCCAGGTCGGCGCGACTTTTGCGCAAATACATGTAATATGCCTTCTGAATGGCCGTAAAACCACCCCCAATTAAATCTTGCAAGGCGGCAGAATTTATGCTATACTAAGATTGGAAGCACCGTATAGGCGGTTCTGCCGCCACCTTTCACACCGACCACGGCAATGGTCGGTATTTTTATTGCCTGAAAATGCCCGCGCTGAGGTGGGTCACATCCCAGATCAGGTAAACGGACAGCGCAAGCGCGAGGATCGCCACGGCGCACATGACGATCAGCGCGACGCGCAGCTTCTTGGATTCTGCGCGTTCTGAAGCGTTGTCATCAACCAAGGCTTGCAGGTGCTCTATTTTCGTCCGCGCAGCAGACAAGCATTCGCCCTTTTCAAGAACAAGCTTGCGCAGTCTGTCACGGTCTGCTTCGCTGGCTGAAAGCTGGGCTGTAAGTTCTCCTATGCGATCTCGTTTATCATCAAGCCGAATCTGCAAGGCTTCAACGAGGCTTGCATCATACTGAGCTTCTTCCTTTTCAAAATCACGCGGTGGCGCAAACCCGATAATTCTATCCACTGAACCGCCTCCGATATATCGGATAATGCGCTTTAAGGTTCCTATGCGTGGATTATCATTCTTTCCATTGCATAGATTTTTAAGCGTTGACTCAGACATATAGCATGCTTCGGCGATATCCCGCTTGGTTTTTCCAACCAAAGCGGGATTGTTCTTCATCTGGAACTCCAACAAATCATTGAAAATAGAACAATTCATTGCCGGTCCGAGGTCATCACTGATCGTATTTTCCAAGTAGATTATGTTTTCCGACGGTATTTCCATAAAATCCTCGCTTTCTCGCGGGTAATATAATATTACCCGTCAAAGTGGGGTTTAATGTCCCAAAAGTGGGGAAAAGGTGATTATTCTACCTTTTTGGGTATTATAATCGCACTGAAAGGCATTATAATCACTGCAAAAGTTAATATAATACTCACAAAGCTATTATAATACCCGCGAAGGTATTATTTTGCCGTTGACGAAAACACCACAGTGTGTTAGATTTCAGCCATCGGATTTCTCCCGCACGGCAAGCTGCACATCCAGCAGCGCCATCATGGTATGCTGTCCGGCCTCGTCCAGCATGCGGAATCCCTTGAGGAGATTGTATTCGTCGCCGGTAAGCTCGGACGGACTGAGGCCCAGCAGATCACCCGGAGAACAATTCAGCGCGATGCACAGATCACGGAACAGATCAAGCCTGGGCTTGCCGGTGTCGATTTCCCAATTGGAGATTACATTTCCGACAACGCCGATCTTCTCGCCTAATTCCCGCTGATTATACCCTCTGGATTCGCGGATACGCTTGAGACTGCGGCTGAAATTATATTCGTGCTCGACAATCATTAAGCATCACTCCTTTTTTATTCATTATATAGCAAATAAATTGCATGTGTCAACTGGAGCAAACAAGTAAATTGCAATTTAACACAGATAAAGACCAAATAAAGGAGGATTAACCATGCCCAGACGCAACCATCCGCGCCGGATCAGAGCCGGCAGCAGCATGCTCGACCGCTACGATACCGACTACGTCAGCCTGCCGGAATATCCGCAGTACAACAGCGTGGTGGCAATCCCGCTGAAAACCATCTTCTACAATATCGATGCGGCTCCCAGGGCAAATGACTTCTACGTCGCCAAGCACTACGGTGACCCGGTGCTCAAAAAGCTTGCGAAGAAGATCGAGGGCGGTGTGAGCGCATGAAGGATTACAAGCGCGTGCGGGTTGAACTGCCGCAGTATCCGAGGATCGCGCGGATCATCAGCCGGGATCAGAGGCGGATTTACATCAACGTGGTCGCCGATCACGACGCCAACATTGATTATCTCCTTGCCCCCGGCCAGCCCTTTACCCTCATCGGCCCGGGGCACCCACTGCCGGAAGGAAAAGAGACATAAGAAAGCCGCCGCGTAAGCGGCGGCGGGGCTTCATCGGTCTTTGCGTGCGCACTTGCCGCAGGGACTAAACCCGAAATGTGCAGCACAGGCCTTCGGCATTTGGCGGGGTTCGATCATGTTGGAACAATCTTCCTTACGGTGGTATTTCTGGCCGCCGTGCATTGGAATCCATACAAGATCATTCGGGTCCGCGTCGGCAATTGCCGTGGCTAAAATAATGGTTTCAGCATCAAATACACCCGTGGGCTCAAGCCCGGATTCATCCTGAAAAATCTGAAGGCATTCGACGGCTGACTCCTCCAATACAGGTTCTCCCAAACCATCGGAACCATTGTAAAAAACGTAATCACATCCGATCAAGTGGAGCAAGTCGGCTATAGGGAAGCCGGAATCTCCAAGGGAAATGTATTTGTATTCCTGCTCGGGCTCTGCACATGCAAAGCTGAAGATTAGCAGAATCGGCAGAAGGCAGGAGATCAAACGCTTCATGGTTTTTTCGCACTCACTTTGTTCTTAAATCCCAAATCTGGAGCGCCGGCATACGGTGTAAAAACTACAGCGCCACCTTTAATGATCAAATAAGCATCGGGCTTTAGGTTAATAGAGACACTTCGGACATGCTGCCCGGGAAGGTTCTGTTCTCTCCAGCCGTCAGTTCCGGCAAGTCCCTCTGCATAGTATATGCCAGGGGTCCAAATGATACTCATCCCGGAAGCGTCAAGGGTGTCGCCATAGTATATATATGGGTCTTGCTTGTCGCAGGCTGTAATTTCCCAATACCCTTCCGGGATATCTCTGCCAATCAGATATACGCCCTGCGGCACCTCAACTTCCTGCCATTCGTCCGTTTCCCACATTGCCAATTGAATTTGTTCACGCAACGCTACCAGCTCCTGCAAGCTCATACCAGAAAGGTCAATGCTCTCTGCACTGCAGCTGAATACAAGAGCCAGAGTCAACGCAAGAAAAGCACAAGCGAAACGCTTCATACCATTCACACTCCTGTATTTAATTTGAGTTAATTATAACACGCTGTGTGTTTGAGTGCAATAAAAACAGCCCCGAAGGGCTGGATTTTCTCAAATATTCTCGGGATTTAGGGTGTTTTCTTCTTCTGCAAGCTCTCTCTGTTCCATCTTTGCGGCAAATTTGGCCTCGACGGTGCCGTCCTGATACGCGATTCCGATCACGGGCACGGCCTTCATTACCTTGTACTTGCCTTCATTTTCGATGATCTTGTCAATCAGGCTTTTTCCATATGAAGACATCTTGTCGTAGGCGCGTGCAATTTCCATAGCGCGGGGAGAAACGGCAGACTCGGGGTTCGTTTCAGGTAGGCCGCGTTCGGAGTTAGATGTCCACCCCATAAGATAAGCCTCCGTCGTCCTGAGTGCAGCCGCAAAAGGCTTTAATTTGGTGGTAGAAACCTTTTTTATGTCGCCGTTTTCGTAACGATAAATGGTCGCAGGCGACAGCCCTACCATTGGTGCTAGATCTTCAGCGCTGTATCCCAATTCAATTCGTCTATTGCGAATCCTTTTTCCGACTTCACACACTACAATCACCTCGACCTATATTATATGCGATAATTCGCAAAAATGCAATACTTTTGTATAAAATAATTCGCAAAAATGCGAGTGATTATACTTGACAACTCGCGAAACTGCGAGTATTATATAAGCATAACTCGCATAAATGCGAGTGCGAAAGGAGGTAGTGCACATTGGTAAATGTAAATATGCTCCGAGATGCCATTAAGAATAGCGGGCATTCGATTTCCTCGCTTTCGACAGCGATAGGAATGGACGAAAGCACGTTTTATAGGAAACTCGGAAGGAAAAGTTCGAGTTTCACGGTTGAACAGGCAAATGCGATAAAGAATGAGCTTTCTTTGTCGGCGGAGTCTGCGCAGAGAATCTTCTTCGCCGACGACCGCAGCGCATAGGAGGGAATATGGCCATTACATTCACAGCCGAGGAGCTGGCCGAGATGGCGGCTGCCGACGCGGAGATTGACGCCGCGCCGATCACCAATGAGGAAGTAGCGGCGAGCATCCGCCGCGACCGTACGATTTCACTGGCCAATAAAGACCATAAATCTCGCAAGCTTGCCGACTACCAGCACCGGTACTATGAGGCCAACAAGGAGAAGGTTGCCGAATCCCGGCGCCGGTACCGGGAGGCCAACAAGGAGAAGCTTGCCGAATCCAAGCGCCGGTACCGGGAGGCCAACAAGGAGAAGGTTGCCGAATCCAGGCGCCGGTACCGGGAGGCCAACAAGGAGAAGTTTGCCGAATACCAGCGCCGGTACCGGGAGGCCAACAAGGAGAAGCTTGCCGAATCCAGGCGCCGGTACTATGAGGCCAACAAGGAGAAGCTTGCCGAACACCAGCGCCGGTACTATGAGGCCAACAAGGAGAAGCTTGCCGAATCCAGGCGCCGGTACTATGAGGCCAACAAGGAGAAGCTTGCCGAACACCAGCGCCGGTACTATGAGGCCAACAAGGAGAAGCTTGCCGAATCCAGGCGCCGGTACTATGAGGCCAACAAGGAGAAGTTTGCCGAATCCCAGCGCCGGTACTATGAGGCCAACAAGGAGAAGGTTGCCGGTTACCAGCGCCGGTACTATGAGGCCAACAAGGAGAAGTTTGCCGAATCCAAGCGCCGGTACTATGAGGCCAACAAGGAGAAGCTTGCCGAATCCAAGCGCCGGTACCGGGAGGCAAAGAGGTCAAGCGGCAGTGCATAGGATAGTGCGTTAACCGAAAGGAGGAATGAAAATGGCGATTGTCAAAGTCGGCGTAACCAGCAGCGGCGTTCGATACACCATTCATGACGACTGCATGGCCATGCCCGGAACGGCGGAATACGAGCGCATAGCGAAGGAACAGTGCCGGATTGCCCATTCGATCCTTGTGGAGGCGGCGCTGAGAAAGGAAAGCGAGGCAAAAGCATGTGCGAACTGACCATTACACCCCTGTGCGACATCTTTGATCTGCTGCTGGGGATTGGGCTGATCCTGCTGGGACTGAGCCTCCTGGCGATTGTGATCACGACAGAAATTTGCTATTTCAGGAAGAAACAGTAGTGATCGGCGGCAGAGGCCGCCGCGCATGTGGCAGTAGCTCAATAGGCAGAGCATCGGCCTTCCAAGCCGAGGGCTGCGAGTTCGATCCTCGTCTGTCACTCCAGTACCGTGGGTACGCGCTCCCGGGATATAAAAATGACGCGCGTTGGCAATGCGGAAAAAGCTACGCACGACAACCGGACAGACGGAATGAACAGAAAGGAGGGCAAAGGATATACTTTTGATCTGGTTTGAAGTCCCTGTGGCCGACACGGCAAATAGATGCTCTGACGGCTTGCCGAGGGTGGATTGCCGCAGGGACAGGCCGAACCGATGGTACACGGCAGCCACGGGCGGCTAGACATAGGGCGATCGAAGCAAACCTTACATCGAGATACATTTCAATCAAAAATAAACGGTTTGGACGCTTACAAAATCACGAGCGCCGCCATCTGATGCTTGCGGCGCTCGGTATACACGGGAAGCTGGGAGAGAGGTTTAATCCACCGGTTTGCTAAACCGGCGAACGGCAACGTTCCGGGGGTTCGAATCCCCCGCTTCCCGCCAGGGCTTTTGCGGTTTGGCATGCTCTTCAACACAGCCGGAGAGCCGACCCGGCTCGACCGGGCAACGAAAAACCGCCTGTTAAACAGCGGTCTTATGGCTTCGACGAACGACTTGCCGCAGCAAGGCGGGAAAGAAAGCCATATCCAGAGTTTTGCGTCTCTGGATTAAACCTCAAAAAACGCAGTTCATCCGAGGGCGGTTTTCCATGCGCCGCCCCGGATGAGTTGAGGGCATTTAGCTCAGTTGGTCAGAGCGGTCGGCTCATAACCGATTGGTCCGGGGTTCAAGCCCCTGAATGCCCACCAGCTTCGCATGGGGATTCGAAGCAACCTCAGGTCTATAAGACCGGCCCGATATTCACCTCCTTCCGTCGGGCGCCCGCCTGCTGCACAGCCATACAGCACTCCTTACGCTTCATTGTTGACCTCCTAATTTTGACTCCAGTGCGGTTCTACAAGGCGGGCTTTTTTATGCGGTATAGGGAAAGGCGAAAGGATCCTTCCAGTCCATTCGCGCGCCGGTTCGATTCCGGCGTACCGCTCCAATTCAAAAAAACAGAAGGTGATTACGTGAAAAAAACCAAGGAAGAGCTGCAGGCCGAATTGGAAGAGATCGGCAGACAAAGAACCGCCTTGCATCGCCAGCAGGCGGTTTATCTCGAGGAGCTTGAGCGGCTCAGAGGCCGTAAAGGTGCGTCGGAAGAGAATAAGGTCTATGCTGAGCTGAAGGGCCATTGTTCCAGGCAGGTTCGGAAGATCTCCGACAAGCTGAATGATCTGAATGTCCGCGATTACGTCATCACGGATCAGCTGGCAAAGGAACTTGGCAGTCGGGAGGTGTGATCATGGCGGAATGGACGAACTGGGTATTTTTCGCCCTGGGCATGTGCGTCGCCCATGTGTACAATTGGATCGCGTGGCGCAAGTTCTACGAGGGGCAGCGCGACGGCCGCAAATGCCGCGTCGGCGAACGGGAAAGGAGAGGCGCATGAGCTACGCGCAGAAATTCCGAACCATTGAGGAATACGATGCAGCGATTGCGGAAACCAACCGGGTGCTGCTGGAATTCGTGGTGGATATTGTAAAAAGGCTTGCGCACGACCCTTGCGCCGAGATTGAGCCGCAGTTTTCATTGATTGAAAAAAGGCTCGCCGGCCGGGAAATCCAGATTTGCGAAAAGCGCAGAATGGAGGCGCGCGATTTGCACCGAAACGAGGGGAGGAACATGGATGCACTGGTTTGAAGAATGGCGCGAAAAAAACGGCGTATCCCGTTTGGAACTGGCCCGGGCGATAAACGTATCCGAGGGACTGATATGGAAATTGGAGATCGGGCTGTACGAGATAACGCATCCCCTGATCGCCAATGACATCGCCAATTACACCGGAGCGACTGCCGACCAGCGGGACAGCCTGGTTCATAAAAAGCACCGGGGCACCTGGAAGCCTGATCCGAATTACAGGCGCCCGAGGCAAAGGCGGGCAAAAAAACCTGACGCCGCGAAGGCCAGACCTGTGATCGCGCTCAATTTGGTCGGCGCGATTGAGGGCGTGTTCGATAACGAGGACGCGGCCGCGAAGGCATACGCGCCATGCACGTCGCGGGCCGTGCGCAATCGCTGCACGCGCAAAGGCGATCCATATACGGATGAGTTCCAGCCGTACTACGTGACCTTCCGGTACGCGGACGAATGGCTCTCGATGTCGCCCAAACAGCAGGAAGAGGATATGGTCCAGGCCTCGCTGTCGCGCAAAAGAAAAGCGCCTGTCAAAGAAAGGAGAACGGGATGATTGACACGATTTGCGCAAAAGTGCGCGAAAGGGAAGCGCTGGATCAGCTGCAGGAAGAATGTGCCGAACTGATTGTAGCCGCCGGCAAGATCAAACGGCTCATGGACGGCGATCCCAGCGTTGATCGTGCGGCCGCGATCGACAACTTCGTCGAGGAGCTGGCCGACGTGCAGCTTGTGCGAGATGTGGCCATCAAAAAGCTGCTTACGACGGACGAGCTAAAGCGGGTGACCGTCACGGTGTTTGAGAAAATGAAGCGCTGGAATTTGCGGCTGAAGGGAAGGTGTGGCGATGAATAAATGCATTCTGATCGGCAACCTGACCCGGGATCCCGAGTACAGCACGACCATGGGCGGCGTTGCGAAATGTAGCTTCACACTGGCGGTGCAGCGCAGGTTTGCCAATGCAGAAGGCGTGCGCGAGGCGGATTTTATCAATATCGTCGCGTGGCGCCAGACGGCGGAACTTTGCGCGAAATATTTGAGCAAGGGCCGCAAGGCCTGCGTCGAGGGCAGTATCCAGACCCGCAGCTATACCGCGCAGGACGGAACGAAGCGATACGTCACCGAGATCATCGCCGACAACGTTGAATTCCTTGCGCCCGCGTCTGCGGATCCGGGTCCTACGCCGCCGCCGGAAAGGAAAGCGCCGCCGACCGGCCAGCAGATGAGCATGCGGGATATACAGAATCAGGGCTATACCGAGGTCGATGACGACGAATTGCCGTTTTGACGGCTGTTAAAAGTGAGGTAGAAGATGAAAACGCCTGAAAAGATCAAGGAGGGGCTGTGCGCTTGCTGTATATTGTCAATCCGCGACGAACACGGCAATGTATACACACATGCAAAGTGCGGCTTGTGTCCCTATAAATTAGAAAGCCCTAAATGCATTGAGCGGTTGTGTTTTGAAGCCCTTGTCTACATCCGACAGCTTGAAGCCGAACGGGATGCGCTGCTGAATGAGACAAAAGGGTTCTGTACCTCATGTGCTTTCAGGGAAGAGTGCCATAAAAGAGAAAATGTGATAGGAGACTGTTTGAAATTACCGCTGCTGCATCTGGGCGATTGCAAGCATTGGCAATGGCGTGGCGTACAGGAGGTAATGAATGAAAAGACCTGAAATCACTACCCGCTGCCGCTGGTGCGGCGAATATGCACCGGCACTGATCACGCCCACAAAGCGCAAGCGCGTGGTACAGTTGACCTGCGCACGATGCGGAAATCCTATCCGTGTGCAATACATACCGAAAGAGAGAAAGGAGAACAGTGATGCTGATCACGATATCCGTGCCCGATAATACTTCCGGCATCTTTTATGCCGAGAGTGAAGATGGATACGAACGCGAGCCCAAGCGGATCACGATGGACATGTTTGTGAAAGTGGAGCAGGAGTAATCATGGATGTACTGACCAGAAACCAGCTGGAAGAACAGCTGCGGCGGCAGGAAGCGATGCTTGAGGATATGCGCGCGAACGGCCGGTTGCCCGACAAAATCAAGGCCGTGGAAGATCTCGTCCGGCTCACCCGGCGCAGACTGGAGCGCGCCAGGGAAGCCGATTATGAGGAAAGCATCGAGAAGGTCCAGCAAATTGGAAAATAAGAACACATGTTCGACTATGAAGCGCCGTAGGCGGGAAACTCGCCTGCGGCGCTTTGGAGCCGGACGAACTGAAAAAGTTCTTCCTATTAGATAGGCTCATCACAGGCGTACTGCCTTGGGTGTGCTCGTATTGCGTATTAACAAATGGACGTTGGTCAGGAAGGAGGGGGATTGCATTGCCTGCTGCGGACATCTCTAAGTATGAGATACTCTATGATCTGCCTGATGGCGAATATGACGAATCTGCGATCGGCGGGATTCGCACCAAGACAATCCGTGCGGGCGACACGCTGGAGGTGGAAGCCTTCCCAATCCTGCGAGTGGAACAGAGTGCGAAGCGGGAGCGTGAACGCAGGGCGTCCACCCAGGCGCAGACCCTTCTCAACATGAAGAACGCGGAAAAGAAGCTGCGCAGACTGCTGGAAACCAATTTCACGGATAACGACATCGTGCTGCACCCGACATACGATTACGGCTTTGTCGATCATGGGTTCTTCAATAAGGCACAGCTGCGGGAGGAATGGCGCAAGTCCGGGATCCCGATGGATGACGATGACGCCCACAAGAATATCCGCAACTTCATACGCAGGATCAAGAGCCTGATCAAGCGCAAGGGCGGAAATCCGAGGGATTTCAAATATGTGTACGTCATCGAGGTCAAGAAGGAACCCAGGGACGGCGACGTGGATCCGCTGCCGGCAAGATATCACTACCACATGGTGATATCCTCCCTGGGCATTCTGACCATTGAGGATATCAATGCGCTGTGGCAGTTTGGATACACCAAAGCGGAACCGCTGGATTTTCGATTCAACGGCCTTGAGCCGCTGGCGAACTACATCACCAAGCAGCGCCGCAGGGTACGCAAGTGGGCCAGCAGCAAAAACCTCAAAAAGCCCGATGTGCGCGTATCCAACCGCAAGATCAGCCGCCGCCGCGCTGCTGCCGTCGCGGATGATATGCAGGGCTGCGCCAAGGAAATCATGGAGAAGATATATCCCGGATATGTTCTGGAACGTGCCGAGGTGAAGTACAGCGACTTCATTGCCGGCGCTTACATATACGCGAGAATGCGCAGGAGGAAGGAACCGACTTGTGAAAGGAGGCGGCAGCTTGGGCGAAATTGTTGACATCCTTGAATACAGAACGCAGAAAGAGGAGACGCAAAAAATGACAAAGCTGGAATACGAGGCAAGAATCGTGTATTTGGAGAGCTACCTCACTGAAAAGCACAAAATGCGTAGCTACGACCTGCAGCTGGAAGAATTGGAGCAGGATTATGGTCCGGGCGCGCGAAGCCTGAGCGGCATGCCTTCGGGCGGAAAGAAGGGTGACTGCAGCGACAGGATCATCCGGCGCATGGAGGACAAGGCCCGCTTTGCGGCCGAGTACGCCCGGCATCGCGACGCCGCCATGCGCGAGATGGCCGGGATTGAGAAGGTCATCTGCGAAATCAGCCCGAAGCTGCAAAATGTGCTTCGCTTCCGCTACATGAACGACATGGATATTCATCAGATCGCAGTCGAGGTTAATTACAGCTATCGTCAGGTTCAGCGCCACCACCAGCTGGCCATTGAGCGCATACGTCCTCCGAGGCACAGGATTGACAGGATCAAGCGAGAGCTGCTGGAGCTGCACCCGGAATGGGCGATGATCGAAATCAAATCCGCATAATTCAACCAATCAAAACCAATCGCCGCGCGTGCGTATATGCGCGCGTGCGCGATATATGGAAATCGTAAACAAAAACAAATGCTTTCGTTTACTCTTTTTCCCCATGCGTTCCGAGGGTCAAAAACCGGGATTTTCGGGCGAAAAACGTAAACGAAATTCCGAGGGGGTTTTCCTTTGCGTTACGGGTATGGAAGGTGCTCGACCAATGAGGACAAACAGGATATCACGCGCCAGATCCGCGAGCTGAAGGCTGCCGGCGCGGAAGAAGTCGTGTTCGAATATGAGCACGGCGACGCCGCCGTCAAAAAGAACCTGAACATGCTGCTGGACAGCGCGCAGCCTGGCGACACCATCATCACACTTGAGGTCAGCCGTCTTTCGCGCTCCACCCAGCAGCTGTGCGAGATCATCAGCGTCATCAAGGAAAAGCGCCTGCGGCTTGAGATCGTCGGCAGCATCACCATCGATTGCCGGCAGGGCGAGATTGATCCCATGTCCCAGGCATTTATCCAGATGAGCGCTGTATTCGCAGAATTGGAGTTGTCGATCATCCGCGCCAGGGTAAAGAGCGGCATGGCCAATGCCAAAGCCAAGGGCAAGCGCATCGGCAGACCGGAAACTACCCGGGACGATATTCCGGCGATCTTCTTTCGCCATTATCCGTCCTTTGTCAGCGGCGCGCTTAACAAGGCTGAGTTCGCCAGAGTGTGCGATCTGTCCAGACCGACGATTGACAAGTATCTGCGGATTATCTCCGAGGTGCAAAACTAGATGCTTCAAACGAATACACAATCAAACAGGCAGCAACGGCAAGACGCAAGAAGCTGCCGGAAAGGTAGGAGAAATATGGGAATGAAAGCATACAAGGGATTCGACAAAGATTTGACCTGCCGTGGATTTCAGTACGAACAGGGCAAGATGTTTGAAACGGACAAGGCTGATCTGTGCAGCAGCGGGTTCCACGCCTGCGAAAGGCCGCTTGATGTATTTAATTATTATGCGCCGGGACAGAGCGTATATCACGAAGTTGAGCTTAAGAACGTTTCCGATCAGCGCGAAGACGACAGCAAGGTGTGTGCAAAGAAGATCAAGGTCGGCGCAAGGCTGAGCATTGGAGAGCTTGTAAAAGCGCAAATCCAGTTCACTAAAGAACATTGCACAATGGAACACACCAACCTGAAGATGGCCACTGCTGGCGAATTCGGTGCTGCCACTGCTGGCGAATACGGTGCTGCCACTGCTGGCGAATACGGTGCTGCCACTGCTGGCGAATACGGTGCTGCCACTGCTGGCTATGCCGGTGCTGCCACTGCTGGCTATGCCGGTGCTGCCACTGCTGGCAATCGCGGTGCTGCCACTGCTGGCGAATGCGGTGCTGCCACTGCTGGCGAATGCGGTGCTGCCACTGCTGGCAATCGCGGTGCTGCCACTGCTGGCAATCGCGGTGCTGCCACTGCTGGCAATCGCGGTGCTGCCACTGCTGGCAATCGCGGTG